TTCCTTTGAAAATGGTAGCCCCGAAGGGCTAATTTGTCTACTGATTAGCTAATGAGCCGCTATATAGAGTAGCGTATATTGTAGATATACAGTCCTGCTGCAAAGTCTTGTATTGGATTCCTGATTCGATTTCATAACAAGTTTTGCCATTAATAGTACTAATTTTTTTACTTCTTCTAAATGTTAAATTTTGCTCTTTTGCTAAAATTCTACAATTTTTAATTACTTCGTTATGCTTCATTTTTTCTTCCTTTAGTTAGTTGATGAATCTAAAGTATTACATACAAATTAGGATGTAAAGCTTTTTTTAAATATAATTTTAGCCATGTGTGAAACATCATCATAAAAAGCGGGTTGATCTGTTTTTACAATTTCTAATGCGCGCGCTCTCCCAGCTCTTGTCGAGTGGCTTGCAACACAACATGCAAGATTGTACACTGACACTCTTAGCCATGCTTGAACATCACTATGCGCGTCATTTGCCGACATTTCACCAGCTAACACTTGTTCTAATTGTTTGTTGATTTCTTCCATTCTTTTACTGCCTCTAGTGCTGCTTTATAACCCAAGGCTACACAAACAAAAGCGCCGTTGTTTTTACAGTTTTTTAAATATTCAATTTGTCCAGGCTGCCATGTCGAAGCGGTGTGATCTTGCCTTTTTAGCTCGCAAACAAAAGTTGGTTTCCCAGGGATTATAATGTCGGAAGCGCCAGGTTTCATGCCTTCGGCTTTTTGTTTTTGTGTTTGTTGTATTGAACGTTTACCCTCATTGCGCGGGTGAATTGCTATTGCGCCAAGCTCTGGGAATTCACGACGAAGCACATTAAAAAATGTTATTTGCTCCGACGACTCTGAAGGACATTTTTTATTTCTGTATGTTTTATCGCCGTATATTTTAATCCAACTGTTGAATCTCATCTTTGCTCCTATTGTAGTCAAACACTCTATAAAATTTGCTAGACCTGTCTTTTTCACTTGTAATTGTTTTGGGCATAATGCCTTCAAAATCGTCTATTTTATCCATAAACAATTGCGGTGACTTTATATAATGACCAAAAACAGCGCCGCAAAACAGCTCCCACATTCTCATATTGCGTGAATTTTTGCTAGGCGAATGCCAAACTGGAAACGTTGAAAACTCTGTCGTATAGTCAACGCGCACCGATTCATTGCCTGCTTTACTTGTCCATAATTGACATCGCCATGTGATCACTTTGTCAGTGCTTGCAGTGTACGGATCTGATTTCATACGCTTAAAATCAAGTAGTAACTTTTCGTTTGGGTCGATTAACTCACTTTTACACTTTTCACAGTATCGAGCTGCTATATCATTTTCATGGTCACACTCCAAACATTGTTTGAACGACCATCTGTAATTGCACCGCTCGGCGTTGCCTTTAAATACTTGCTGACCGTAACACCTGCGCCCGTGGTGAGCTGGTGTTGGTTTCTCATCTATTAATATATGATTACCCTCCAAGTCTACGAAATACCCGTTAACGTCATGGTCAAACCGCTCTGGGTTATCTCTCCCCTTAAATATATTTTTTGTTCCGCAATCTGGGCAATGTGCATCCATTTCAAAAGATTCTGATGTTTTGTATCGAGCTTGTATTTTAGGATTAAACAAATCACCGTCTGGGCAATGACTCTCAATATTACCGGCATAATCCAAAACTAAGCAATCACTTTTCCCTTTGCACAAACGCAAGCCGCGCCCGATTATTTGCTGCATTAAACCTACTGAGTCTGTCGCTCTTAACAGCGCAACAACATCAACATGTTCAGCATCAAAGCCTGTTGTTAATACTGAGACATTTACTAAGTATTTAAATTTTTTAGTTTTAAAACCTTCTATTATTTTTTCACGTTCAGCTTTCGGTGTCTTGCCAGTAACTAACCTACTATTTTCCTTGGGTAAGCTTTCAAGCGCTTCTTTAGCGTGTTGAATTGTCGCGCAGAATATCATCACGCCTTTTCTGTTTTGCGCTATGTCTACCACTTCTGAGATGATCAAGCTTGTTTTGCGACCTTGACCTTCAAACGCCTTTTCATATTCTTCAGACGTGTGATTTATAATTTCCGTTGTATCGTAAGATTGAGCGCGCACAGGTTCCGCGTGTGGTTTTGTAAGAAAACCCATTTCTATTAATTCGCTAGCTGTTATTTTATAAACTAACGTGTTGAAGTAAGGGTTTTTTGTTTGAAAGTCTGGCAGTGGCTCTCCTTGTTCATTGTATTGATATATGTAGCCATCACCTAACCTGTAAGGTGTTGCAGTTAAGCCTATGACACGTATTTTTTTATTCTTGGCTCTCATTTCTTCAATAATTTTTTTTACAGTTGGGGTAATACCATGAGCTTCATCTATAACTATTGCAGCAAAGTTGTTACCAAACTTTTCTATTGAATTTAAAACGGTACGAGGTGAGCCAAAAACCACATCATGAGTTAGCGACTTGCTAACACTTGCGCAGTAAATTGATGCAGGGTTGCCAGTTGCTAAGTATTTTTTGTGGTTTTGCGTGATAAGCTCTTTTGAAGGAGCAAGGCATAATACTTTTTTACCGGTATTAGTGTTTATCCACTCTGCTATCGCGGCGATTATGTGCGATTTACCTGCACCAGTTGCGGCTTCGATAAGACATGGTTCAAAGCTTTTTTTTATGTAATTAATAGCGGCATCAAAAGCCGCCTGTTGATATGGGCGGAGCATTATTTAACTAGCCAGTATGATGTTGATTTGCTTCGATACGGTTCCAGGTCTGCTCCTGGAAGCAGATCTTTAATTGCTTTTGAATAGGACACAGCACCTTTTTTCTCAACTGGTGAAACCAGCAATCCGCTTATATTGCATTTATTACCGTCTGCTAATGTTATCAAATCATTTTTTGCGGTTTCAACGGCTTGCTTTGCCAATTCTAAATGAGCCTTTGCGGTTGTGTATGCTGTCGCCAGTTTGTCAGCTTTTACGCTTTTAACCAGCGGTGCTAAATGCTTTTCAGGGTGTTTGCATTCGTTTAAAAAATTCTCATGAAACGCTTTCAGTTTAGGTATATTCACATGAAGCCATTCTTGGTTTAGTTCATATTCTTCAAGTTTGTCAGCGTAGGGAGACCATTGATAAAAATAACATTTTGTGCGCTGGCTGCAATACATTTCAATTTGTGTCTGCGCATAATAATGAGGTTGATCAAACGCTGATTTAAAATCTGGATCAACATCATGACGCTTTCCAAAAGGGCATTTTATTTCAACTACTGCATTATCATTTATAAATCCGTCGGGTGATGCGCCGAGCCAGTTGTGATTCTTATGCACAATAAAACCGACCTCCTCGACATTAAAACCCGTTGTAATTTCTAAGTCTTTTGTTGCGTTCGGCTCATTTGTAACGCCGTATTCAGTCGCAATATTGCCAGTGAACTCTGACTCAGCACCAAAATAACTACGCACCATTGTTCGCATTGCATCTTCAGGTGTTGACCAAGGATTTACACCAAGCACAGCACCAACCATTGAACCTGTTATCCTGCCTTTTCTAGCGTTAAACCATTCAGCGCTTCTTTGTTCCATTACTAATCCTTAAAATTAGCGCCCGAAGGCGCAATTTATTTATATTAAGTTCGTTTCCATGTTGTGTTTTCTTGATAACCATAAAAATTATGTGGGTAATGAATTGCATCTTCATTATTAACTCCTATACACGTAATTCTGCTGCTATCAACTTTTATGACTTCTGCATAAACTTCGCGTTTTTTGATTTTGCTCATTTGCAAGTCTAATATTTTGTCTCCTCTATTTAAATTTATTCTTCTTTTTAAATCTAACTTTTTAAATTCTCCAAGCCTGATTTCTTGAGCTGTATTTTTATCAAGATTATAAAAATTTAAACCAAGCATTTCTGCAAAATAATTAGCGACATCAATATTGATTGTCGAAAAAACCGGTATTATTTTTTGTGATGCTTTATCGCAAATTTCACGCATTAATATTTTTTTTGTTGCTTTTAATTTAATATCATAAGAATACAGTGAGTAACTGTCATATAATACATTACCAATTATTTCTCTAGTCATTTTACAAACGCTTGATTTTCCAGAACATGTCTCACCGAATAAAATAATTGGTGTAAAATCAAGATTATTAATTTTTCTTTTTATTAAAGTTACAAATTGTTTAGCGTTTATTTCTATTTTCATTATTATTCCCTAAAAAATAGGGCGCATATAGCGCCCGGTTAATTTAAAAGCCTATGTCGTCAACATCAATTTCAACGGCTGGTGGGGGAGTTGGTGCAGGTTTTGATTTTAATGGGCTAACTGAACTTATCCAATTACCTGTCAATTCATCACCGCCATCGTCCGGTTTTATTTTCCAAACCTGCAAGAGCAAAGCCATTGGCTTGTTAAGTAAATGTTTTTGCAAATCTGAATCAGTAGGCTCGCCGCTTGTTTTAAGCAATCCACTGCCAGCATTTACTGCAATAGCGCCAAGCATTTTCTTTGCCTTTTCACTTTTTGCTAAGTCGTTAACTTTGAGCTTTTGGAATATCTTGCGATTCTTGTAATCTGCTGGTGCAAGAACCGTCCAGCGTAAACTGATATATTCTTCATTGTCGTAGCTGTCCCATTTTGCCTCATCAATTGCAGCTTTTACTTGTGTTTTTGCTGGAATTGGCTCAATAGATCCGCCACCTGTCTCAACTGTTCCTGTACTTGATAATGCTTCTGTTGTCCAAAATGACATATTATTTGCTCGCTTTTGTAGTAGGGTTTAATGATTTAATAAAGGGTAGAAATGGGTTAACGCCTTGCTCAACTTCCAAGTCTTCTGATATTCCATAACGGTTTTTACTAACTTGCGCCGCACCTGTATAGCAAACTGCAATGCGGTTTCCAGTGGATATTGCTTTTTTCCGGTCGCCTTCACCAGTTGTAAAGGTTTCTAATTTTAGATACGCAACCAGATCAACATTATCAACATAATGAGGCACGCACTTTTTATGCAATCGCAACTCGTAACGGCTGTAGGGTTCTTGGTCTGGAAGTTCAATAGTGCTTACATCTGAGTGTGCTATAAAAGCAACATGCAAGCCTCTTTTTTCGTTCAAAGCTTTTGCAGCTTTCCTAACTCTGCCATGCAGTGCAGAGACAGCAAGGTATCCAGCACCATATCCGCCATTAGCTTGCGCCAGGCTTTTGGGGTTTTTTGGATCACTTGCTATAACGTATTCAGCAAACAAAGTTTCTAACTGTGTAATTGAATCAAGAACTACCGTTTTATAATCGTGAGGCTCAGTTATTAAAGCGGTTAACTGTTCCCATAGTTGATCAACTTTTGAGATTACCGGAAAGGCATCAGGGCGGTTTGCTTCTGCTACAGATTGTAATCCATCTTCTATACGAATAAATATAGGTTTTGGAAATGTTGCACCAAGCGTTGTCTTTCCCGTTCCTGCATCACCTGTAATGGTACAGATGACAGAACGGTCAGCGGGTTTACTAATAGTAGATAGTAATGACATTAATTTGTCCTCCTCTTTTCTTTCTACGCCGCCCATATTATATATATAAAATTAGATGTAAAGCTTTATTTAAAATTTAGTTTAAAGTAGTATGCTCATAA